CTGCCCGCGACCGGCTTTATCTTTACCGCTGGGGTCGATTGCCAGGATGACCGCACCGAGGTGCATTTCAAGGCCTTCTGCAGCAACCGGCAGCGCTGGTCGATCTCTTACAAGATCATCCCGCATCATATCAGCACCCAGGAGTGCCGCGATACTCTGGACGCCTATTTGGCAGCGGAGTGGCGAACTGAGCTGGGCTTCAAGGTGAAGTTGGACGCCCTGGCGATCGACGGCGGCACATATACCGATGACGTTTGGGATTGGGCCAAAAAACACCCTTGGAGCCGAGTTCTGATCGTCAAGGGCGGTAGCAACCAGAACGGGCCAATCATGGTGCCGCAGAAGTTTGAGCGCCGAAAGGACGGTAAGGCAAAACGGCGCCAGAAGCGGGCCTTTATCCTCAATGTCTCGACAATGAAGGGGCAGCTTTACAAGTGGGTGGAGCAGCTGGATCCAGAAGAGCGCGGCTATTGCCACTTTGCCCTGGGGCTGGGGGATGAATTCTACCGCCAGTTTGTCTCGGAAGTGAAAATCCTGACCAAAGCCCGATCGGGGGTGGTCACAGCGAAATGGGATCTGGTCGAGCCGTCCCGTCGTAACGAGGTGCTTGATACAGAGCTTTATGCAGAAGCGGCTGCACGGCGCAAAGGCTGGGCATCGATGACGGATGCGCAGTGGGACGTTCTGGCAGCAGAGCGCGGCGCGGCGCCACCAGACCATCAGGGCGATTTGTTTGACGCGACGGTGCCGGTGGTGCCTGCCAAACAAGAAGAGAAAAAACCAAAAACCGCAAGCGCGGGCAAGAGCATGGCGGAGTTGCTGAATGTCAATCGATCGAGCTGAACTGGAGGCCAAACTGGCCAAGTTTGAGGCGGCTTTGGAAAACCTTCTGTTGGGAGATCAAGCCATCAAAGTTGACTATGAGGGTTTAGGAACAGAGTTCGCGCGGCCAACCGAGGCAGGGCTGCGCCGTCAAATCCGCACCTTAAAGAGGCAGCTGGGTATTGGTGGGTCCGGATCGCGGAGGGTCTGCATGTGAAGCAATCCTATCCAAAGGTTCGGGTGAAAGAGTTTAAGGCCCCAGCGCCATCGAAAAAGGCGATTGGCTTCAATCATTCTGCGCCCTATGTGGCCGGTGATCGATCGGTTGAAACCCTGTCCAGCTTTCAGCCCAGAACCATGTCGGCGGATGCGGAGATTGGCCCGGCGCGTAAGGTGATCAATGGACGGACCCGGGACCTGGTGCGCAATAACGGTTGGGCGGCAGGGGCTGTCGGCAAGGAAACGGACGCCATCATTGGTGGCAATTTCCGCCCATTTTTGAAACCAGACTGGCGCGCCCTGGGGCTGAGCAAAGAATGGTCGAAAGAGTTCAAAGAACAGGTGACCGCCAGGTGGCGCAACTATGCCGAGGATCCGCGCCGGTTTGCGGATACAACGCGGAGCCAGACAGTGCCGCAGATGTTTGGCACGGCCTATCGCACCTATCTGATCGAGGGTGAGGCCCTGGGCTTGGTGAATTGGCGGCGCAAGCGTCAGACCAAAACCACCCTGCGCCTGGTAGATCCGGATCTGCTGTCAAATCCAAATGATCTGGCTGATGCTCAATATCTTCGCGGCGGCATCGAGCTGTCGCGGGATGGTGCGGCGCTGGTTTACAATTTTCGCCAGGCTCATCAGGGCGAGTCCTGGGCTGGCCTGGATAATATAAAGTGGAAACGGATCCGCCGCGAAACTCCCTGGGGTCGCCCAACGGTAATTCATTTCTTTGACAAGCTGCGCGATGGTCAAACGCGCGGGGTGTCCCGCATGGCGCCGATCGTCGAAAAACTACGGATGGAAGAGCACTATTCCAAGGTTGAGCTGCAGGCGGCAGTGATCAATGCGGTGCTGGCGGCGTTTATCAAATCGCCCATGGGGCCTGAAGCGCTTGAGGATATGTTCGACGGCGATGGGAAATCTGCAAGCGCAGAGTGGATGGGAAGCCGCAATCAGTTCTATGACAACAACTCGGTCAAAGTTGGCGGCGCGCGGATCCAGGCGCTGTTTCCAAATGATGAGATTGGCATGGTGCAGACTGCCCGCCCGGCTGCGCAGTTTGCAGATTTTGAAGCGGCAGTGTTGCGCAATGTCGCCAGCGGGTTGGGGATTTCATACGAGCAGCTGGCCAGCGACTGGAGCAAGACAAACTACTCCAGCGCCCGGGCCGCAATGATCGAGATCTGGCGCGGATGGACCGTGCGCCGGATCAGTTTTGCCCAGGGCTTTTGCCAACCGTTTTTCATGGCCTGGTTGGAAGAGCAGGTGCTGGACGGACATATTCCCCTGCCGCCTGGTGCGCCAGATTTTCGCGAAAACTGGATGCTGTATTCGCGGGCCAAATGGGTTGGGCCAGGTCGCGGGTTTGTGGATCCGGTGAAAGAGATCCAGGCCGCAGCGCTGCGCGTCGCCATGGGCGTTTCCACCCTGGAGGATGAAGCTGCTGAGCTGACGGGATCGGACCTGGCGGACAACCTCGACCAGATCCGCGAAGAGATCTCCAATATGCCTGACGGCACCCTGCATCCGATGCAGGAGAGCTTTGCCAAATTGCTGGGCCACAATGGCGGGCCTGAACTGAGCCCCGAGGAATAATCACATGAGCTATCCGCAAATTGCGCAGCGTGTGTTTCACACGCCGCTTTTGGCTGCGCCTGCGAAGGCTGCAGGTTTTGTCATGGGTCTGGGCCCGCGTCTGATAGGCGGCGGGTCGATCGAGTTCAGCGGGTTGGAAGGTCAGGCCATCACAGAGCCGACGCGAAAGCCACTGGCCTCGATCCTGGATGATCGCTTGGGTGAAGAGATCCAAACCGGCCAGCGTGAAGGTTTTCGCATGGTCGACGGGATTGCCGTCATTCCTGTCACCGGGACCTTGATCCATCGCGGATCCTGGGTTGGCAGCTTTTCTGGTGAAATGTCCTATGAGGGCGTATCGGCCCAGATCCGCGCGGCTGCGGCCCATCCAGGCGTCAAGGCAATCGCGCTTGAATTCGACAGCCACGGCGGCCAGGTCGACGGCTGCTTTTCGCTGGCTGCTGAAATCAGGGCGGCGCGGGACGTGAAAGAAGTGCGCGCCTTTGTTTGCGACAATGCCCATTCTGCGGCCTATGCGCTGGCCAGCCAGGCCACCAGTATCATAGTGCCGCGCGCGGGTAGCGTTGGCTCGATCGGCGTCATCTGCCTGCATGCGGATCACAGCCAGCAGGTAGAAGATGCCGGGTTGCGCGTTACCATCATTTCAGCCGGGGCTCATAAGGCGGATTTCAATCCCTATGAGCCGCTGCCTGACTCGGTGCGGGATGCTGTTCAAAAAGAAATGGAAACACTGCGCGGGATCTTTGCCGAGACCGTTGCAGCTGGTCGCGGTGATCGCCTTTCAGCCGAGGGGGCTTTGAACACTGAAGCCGCCTGCCTGTTGGGCGCGGACGCGGTTGAAGCGGGTTTAGCCGATGAGGTGGCCGACCCCAAAGAGGCCTTTGCGCGCTTTGCAGCAAATTACAGTTGGCGGCCTGGCCGGTCGCCTCTCCAGGCAACCAATGAGGAAAAAGAGACCATGGCAAAGAAACCAGAAACCAGCGCCGTGACCGGCGATGAAACCAGCACTGCACCAGAGGCGGGGGCAAATACTGCAGATCAAACCGGCACTCAGACTGGTACTCAGGCCGAGGCGCCAACAGGTGGATCGGCGGAGGCACCAGTGGAGACCAACGCGGGTTCGGGCGGTGAAGGCTCAGGCGGGACGAGCGCTGAAACAGAGCGCACCCGGATTGCTGGTATCCTGGGTTGTGATGAGGCCAAGGGCCGGGAAGATCTGGCCCAGAGCCTGGCCTTTAACAGCTCGATGTCTGTGGATGAGGCCAAGAAGCACCTGGCAACGGCAGCTGTTGCTGGCAGCGGCAGCACGCTGAGCAGCCAGATGGAGACCCAGGGGGATGCGGACCTTGATGCGCCCCCTGCTGGATCTGCCCAGGAGAACCCAGTGAAGGCCGCCATGCGCAAACGCTACGGCTAATAGGCCTTACCGGCCAGACCGATCGAGCCCGGCCAGTTGGTCGGGTTTTTTGTTTTCAGACCAAAGCAA